TTGTGGGGCTGTGCAGAAGGAAGTAAGCTGGCCACGCAACTGAGAAATGTTGCATCTACTGTAGTAGGATCCTTTATAATTTTTAGAACAAAGCTTTGTTCAGTCCAATTTGAAGTGTCATCAGGACATATTTTGACAACGCTATTTAATACGTTTGCAAATTATTGCATGCATAAGGGAGCTTTTGAATTTATGAAATTCTCTCTTCCGGAAGTGTGCATAGGAAATTGGAAAAAGGATATTACTGCAGCTATGTATGGAGATGATAGCAATATAGGAGTGTCTGATCGTGTTGCTCATTGGTATAATATGAAAACGTTAGCAGCATTTTTCAGACATTATTGTGGTATGGTATACACTACGTGTTCTAAAGGTAGTGTTACTAAGCCCTTCCTTGATCGGAAGGAGGTTGACTTTCTTAGCAGGAGTTATAGATTAGTTCGTTATGGAGTTGGGGAATATGTTATGTGTCCCTTGTCTCGAAGTTCTATTTACGGTATGCTAGCTTGGATTCGTAAATCAAGTTATAATTGTTCGAGAGAGCAGTTGGAAGTCAATGTTAAGACTGCGTGTATGGAGTTTTTCTTTCATGGACCAGACGCTTATGAGTCGTTTGTTAATGACTTACACATGTGTTTTCAAGAATCTCAACTTAGTGGAATTAGAATTCGTTCTTATGAATATTGGTTGAAACGGTATTTGACGTCGTATATGGACTCATCGTCCAAAAAACTTTTGGAGAATGCATACTGCCCGGACGGCTCGGTCGGGTATCTGCGCTCCTAAAGTAGAGCCACTTTGAGTGATCACCTAATTGTCGTAAAAGGTGGTCTAGACTCTAAATCGACAGCTTCTAGTATAGATAATAATAATGATGGTTTGTTGGGAACCTTACAAAATTCCAACATTGAGAGAGTGCAACTCACAGAAATAGAACAAGTTGAAGGTATGGTATATCATACCATGACTAGCACTCCGCAGCGTAGTGTAGCTCAAATTAATCCCTCTTCGCAGCTGTCTAGAGAATTCCAGTTGTATGATTTGCCCCTCGCTATAGGATCGTCCACTGCAAGTATGCATTATCCACTTTTACAGTGGATGAATCACGATGAAGTGCTTACAATTCTTCAACGTTATACGTACCAGTCTTTTAAAGGTATAAAATTTCGGTTTGTCGTGACATCTCTTCCTCAGCAATATGGAGTTATACAGATATCACGTATGCCCTGGTGGGTTGGGTTTGATGGTGAGTTTTCACCATTGTATAATTTTGCAGCAGCTTTTAATAGAGATCCAGTATTATTGCCAGTAACAGATCAGGCGGGAGCGGAAATTATAGTACCTTTTGTTTTTCCTCACCCGATGTACCCTATTGAGACAGATGTTCGTAGTCATCCC